AAAAAGCGGCCGCACCCAGCGCGTGGGCCATCTTCATCTCCTTGAAATATTCCGAGCGGTCCTCCCCGTCGTAGTCTTCGATGCGGTAGAACTCCCCGTGTTCCTCTACGATGGGCCGGTAGAGGATGCCCATGACCTGGGGGAGGTGTTTGTCCAGCGAGTCCTTGCAGAGGGTCTCGATGTCGGCGAACTCTGCGAGCGTAATCCGGGAGAGGTTGGGGTGGAAGCCGTAGCGGGTGTCGAGTTCGATGATGCGCTCGACGGGATAGCTCTCATCGTACTTGTCGATGATGCCACCCAGCACCCCACCTATGTGCAGGATGTCTTTCTTCTCCATCCCCATCACTTCCCCTTCGGTGAGGTCGCAGAGGATGCAGATGGTCTCCACCACCTGCCGCAGTTCGTCGCCCTCAGGGATGGCTTGGACGCGCTTGTACTGGTCGATGGTGACGTCGTAGAGGTCCTCGGGGATTGTGATGGTCTTCTTCACGTCTGTAAATAGACGAAAGGTCGGGCCATAAAAAAAGGCCCCGGAGGGCCTGTAGGTTAGAAGAGGATGGAGGGCAGGAGTAGGAGCCCGATCATCCAGAGGGAGGAGAGGAAGTCTTTCATGGTGCCAATGTACAACCCTCTTCGCATATATGCAAACCCGTCACGCGAGGAAGTAGGAACCGGACCGGGACGTCGTGAGCAGGTTGAGACACACATAGCGCACCGCGTCGATGCCGTGGTTGTCCTTGTCTACGGGGCGGTTGAGGTTCCTTCCGTTCTTGTCCTGCTCCCATCGGTACGCCCTGAGCTCCTTCTGTAGGTTGGTGCTGTCTGCGGTCACCAGCAGCTTGTGTCTTCTCATAATGTCGATCCCCTGCCTGACGGAGTCCGGTCCCTTGCGGGCGGGCTTGACGTTGTGGCCCAGCCTGAAGAGCTCCTCGATACTCTTGGGCTCTGCGCTGTCCGCGATGATGGTCTCCACGTCCAGCTTCTCGAGCTCCTCAGATATGTCGGGGTTCGTGAGTCCGGTGGAGTACAGTCTCTCGTGGAGGATCAGCGTGTGCCCGTCTTGGTATACGTCAATGACGGCGGTGGGGTCGTTGGTGAATCCGAAGTCGAGGCCGGTCCCGATGCGCTTCCCAGCTATCTCTCCCACCTCCCACGTGAAGACGGCCGCCTGGTTGACGCCCCTCTCCCCGAGGCCGTAAATCCTCCAATAGTTGGGGTCCGCATCCTTGAGGCGCTCAATCTCTGCGACGGTGGCTGCGTCGAGATAGGGGTTGTCCTTGTATGTCGTGCGGAAGAAGGACGAGTCCGGCCGGGGTATGACCTCCTCGTAAATCCAATGGTACTCGTCGGAGGGGTTGAAGTCGAGGATGGCCTTGCCCGTGGTCCGAAGTAGGAGTTGCCTCCAATCCTCGAGGGCCAGCTCGTTGGCCTCGTTGATGAAGAGGATGTCCCGCTTCCTACCCCTGACCTTCTGCGGTTGGTCCACCGATATGAATTCGACGAGGTTCCCCCAGAGTACGTAGGTGGCCTCGCTCTTGTTGTGCTGGTCTACGTTGTAGCAGTCCTCCCTCTCGAGGATGGAGAAGAAGTCTCGCATGGCCGTAGCCCTCAATGCAGGGAATGTCTTTCGTGCGATGGTGATGACTGCGCCGCTGTTCTCGTTGGCGTGGCACAACTCAATGAGCGCCGTCAGGATGGAGAACGTCTTGCCGGATCGGGTTCCGCCCTGGTGTACTTGCACCCGGGAGTCGCAGCCCTTGACGTGGTAGTAGGTGGCGGGTTGCTTCAACTCACGTCGGCGTTCTCAGCCGTGAACCACGAGAGCGGCTTCTTCTCTGCCACGGCGATCTCCTGCCGCTCGACGTACCCTCGGTTCTTGCCCTTCGTCTTCAGGAAGAAAATGGTGGCGGCGGGATTGCCGTCCCGGATGAGTTTGTGCAGATGGGATTCGGCGAAGTCCACGGCTACCTCGGACAGCTCTTCGACGGCGGTCTTGTATTCCGGATCCTCCTTCAGCCATCGGTAGTGGGTGTCCCTCGATATGCTGGCAGCCTTGCACGCGGTGGAGACTACCCCCAGAGATTTCTCGAGGGCTTCAACGAGTGCCTTTTTCCGCTGTCCGAGATTGTCAGTCATCCTTCACCTGTTGAATGCATACGGCGAGGCGTTGCACCTCATCGGGGAACTCGGCCTTCATGGTCTCATCATTCATGCAGCGTCCCATGAATGTGGTCTCGTCTTCGTTGGGCTTGGGTGTGGGGATCGGCATCAGGTGCGGTGTCCAAATAGTGAGGTATCATATCCTGCCTCTCCTTCCGTCTGGAAGATGGGCGTGACGGTGTAGGTGTATTCGGCGTCTCTGTACTTAGCCAGGACGTGGCTGCCTCCGGTCTTGATTTGCCTGTTCAGCATCGTCTGGGCGTGCTTGCGCGAGGATACGAACCACACCTCCTTCTCGTTTAGCTCGGGGCACCTGAAGACCGCCTTGTAGATTTCAGCCATCCAAGACTAAATATAGCACGCAGAAAAGCGCACCCATCAATCCGACGAAGGTGACGACGTAGGCGTACTCTGCGCGTCTCATCTGAGGGGCTGCCTGTACCCCCCGATGAGGTTTGAAAGAAAGAACGTGTCAGGCATTTGCTTTGGATGCTTTCTCGCCGGTGAATCCTTCCCAGCGTCGGACTATGGTGTCGCAATATCCGGGGTCCAGTTCCATGCCATAGCATTTGCGGCCGGTGACCTCTGCCCCCATTAGCGTCGATCCGCTACCCAAAAAGGGCTCCACCACGATGTCGTTTTTCTGACTGCTGGACTTCATCACACGCTCCATCATCTCCACCGGCTTGGGCGTGGCGTGGTTGTGCCTTTCATCTCCGATGACTCGGCCAAACTCCCACACGTCCCTCATGACATCGTGACCGTTATTGAAGTAGCTACGCATGGCCTGGTGTTTGTCGCCTATGATTCCGCGTGCAATCTTCTTAAGCTGACTCCACTCTTTTGCCAGCTCAGACCAGGGCCGCAGGAACCGTTGCGGGTGATGTTGCTGAAGAGTAAGGTAGTGCTTTTCCGGGATGAGACAGAATTGCGACTTGGTGAACCAATGGCTGAACATACCGACCCCACAAAGCTCCTTGAGTCTCTTGGCGTCAATGCCTGCCACCTCTGCCTCCTTTGCCAAGTATGACCGCAGGGGCTCCCACTCTTCCGGGAAGTCTTCGCTGTTCAGGTTGCCCACGAATTGTTGCCCGAATTGGATGTACAGGCACCGCTCTGAGGCTTCAGGGTATTGGTGCATTAGGTCTGACTTCATCCCCGGGATGGCCTTCTTGTCCCACACAATTTCGTTGCGCAGCTCGAGCCGCTCCGAATCTGCAAGCCCACCTCGATACCATAACCTCCACAGATCGGGAGCATTGCCCCACACATAAGCAGAGGCATTGCTTGCCAAATGCGGGCGGAACGTGCGCCACCAATCCATCTGGAACTTGTCGAGCTTCTCGTTGTACAGGTTGTCATTCAAGACACCGTCCTTCTGCTTGCCCATGCCGTAGGGCGGGTCGGCGTGAAGCAGCGTGGCCGTCTCTGCGTTCATCAGCCGCGCCACGTCCTCGGCTTTGGTTGAGTCCCCACACAGCAGGCGGTGCTCTCCAAGAATCCACAGGTCGCCGAGCTGGGTCACGGGGTCGGCAGGAACCTCCGGAACCTCGTCGGGATCGGTTAGGCCCTCCTTCTCTTCTTCCTCCTGCCACACGTCAAGACCCCAATCATCGAGGAGGACCGCGTCCCACTCGTTGGCGAGCATATCCCAGTCCCACTCTCCGAAGCCGACGTTATCCTTGATGATGAACTCCGGGTTCTTGGCTTCATCCCACGAAGCGACATAGACGTCCACCTCCTGGAGGCCGGCTTCCTTGGCTGCCTTGAACCTCATGTTGCCCCCGAGGATGACGTTGTTTTGATCGACCACAATCGGGCGGGCTTCCATCATCTCGGGAAACTGCCGGATGGAGTTGACCAGCTTCTCAAACTTCTCCTTGGAGATGCTGCGGGGGTTCTCCGGATTCTCCCGGAGGGTGTGAATTAATACTTTCAATGGTGCGGAATATTTGGTATGCTACCTGTGGGACGATGGCGTTCCCATATGCCTTTATGGATTCTCGTCTCCACTTTGGAAAGGTGATGCCGTCCAGCCGCGTGGGAAGCCCATCATCTCCTCCACAAACAGGGGGGACAGTTGGGAAGTCTTGCCAGGGGGCTTGTTGTGAACTGCGTGCGCTAATGTGTCCCTTTGGCGTTTTGGGTCTGTCCTCGTGCAGCCTCCCTTGTAATCGCTTGCCGTTGGCGTTGGGAGCATCTGCTGCACCTGCGTGGCGAGGTTGGGCATCGTGGTCCCGTTGGGGTACTTCTCCATTCGCGCCTTGAACTTGTCGAGGTCCACCGGTTCCTCTCTGGTCGTTGGCGTGAGCAACAATCCAGATTCTGTCGCGGCGGTGCGGCGCGTTGACGCTTGCAGCTGGAAGTACGACCGGAAAGACTTTGTAGCCTTCACCTTCCAAGTCAGCGCACACCGTGTCGAGAACCAGCCCTTCATTCCAACTAAGGAGGCCGCGAACGTTCTCCGCCACGACATAGGTGGGGCGAGCTTCTCGAATGATTCTAAACATTTCCGGCCAGAGATATCTATCGTCGGATGTCCCGGCCCGCTTTCCTGCTGCACTAAAGGGCTGGCAGGGGAAGCCACCCGAAATGATTCGTACACGTCCTCGAAACGGAGTTGCGTCGAAGGTTTTGACATCGTCGAAAGATTGGGATTTGGGGAAGTGGTGGCTCAGAACCTGACGGCAGAACGGGTCACGTTCAACGTGGAAGACGTTGGTCCACCCCATCCACCTGGCGGCGAGGTCGAAGCCTCCGATACCTGAGAATAGGGAGCCGTGGGTCATACGGCAGCCTCTGCATTCAGGTCTTTAAGCAATGCGGACAGGGTCTCTGTGGCGCGCTCCTCTTTCTGAGTCCGGCTACGGGGGCCATCGTGAACCACATATGTCACTTCAGCAATCGCGCGGCCGGTAGGCCAAATCATTACGGATGCCTCTACCTCGTCACCGGCTTGGGTAGTGTACTGCAAGATGAGACGGGAATCCTTGCGGAATGCAGCCCTATTCTTGACGTTGGTCAAGATTCTGCGGGCGTCGTCAACGTATTGGTAAGGGAGTTCTGTGTATTGCATGCGGCTAAGATACAAACCTCTTTCGCATATATGCAAATTTATTTGCTGCTCTTAGGGTGACCTTGGGCGGTTTCGTACAAGGTAACACCTTCCTCCCTGAGTACGTTCCGGGCCCATGCGAGGCCAGCCTTCCCACCCCAGAGTAAGTAAGAGATGGTCCCACAGGCTTTCGTATCGCTCTCGTCGTAGTAGGTCTCCGCCCGGGAGAGATACGAGTACATCCTGCGGACGGTCTCAAGGGACATCGACTCGTTGGCTATCTGCTGCGCCCGGACCTTGCCCGTTTGGGTGGCGCACTTGTTGCCCACCTTCTCGTTGAGCTCGATTCCCCTGCGGGCGTTGTTCCTCACCCCCTCCGGGGCGCGGAATGTTTTAAGATTCACAGCGGAGTTCATAGGCGCGTTGGAGTTTCTGGACCATATCGGCGTTCTTGCCGGTGCAGTTGCACGGCTTGGCGGCAGCGTTGAAGGTCCGGTTGTAGATCTGATACATGACTTTCCCCTCGGAGCGGTTCAGCCTCCCCCCCTTTACGGAGATTTGCATCCGCTCCCACATCTCCGCGTCGCGCTCGCTCATCTTGACGTTCCGCCCCGGGAACATCTCGTTGAGCTTCTTCTGCCGGTCCTCACATCCGCAGTCCTCGACCACGGCGTGGACCAGCTTATCGATTCCCGTTGCTTTCGTGAGCTTCGCGATCTTGTCGCCCAGCCCCTTGGATTCGTTTTCGGACACGTCGGATGGTGGTGTATAGGGTATGGCGGGAGATGCCCGTAGCCTCGGCAAACGAGTCCAGGGTATGCCCCTCTTCAAAGTATATGGCAAACACCTCCGCATCGAACCACGGGAGGTCGGCGAGCTGCTGCTCGATATGGGTGAGGAGTTCATCGCGGTGGGCAGCTACCCCGTCCCCGTCCCACCAGTCCCGGATGTGGTGAGAGAACTTCCGCCGGCGCTCGATGTCCTTCCTCCACTTGTAGTGGTACCGGGAAGTCTTGGAGTTGTAGTTGTTGACCATCACCCTCAGCGCCCAATACTTCATCTGTCCCCTTTCGAGGAGGCCGTCGAGGGTTTCCTGTTTGGTCTGGTAGAGTTGGAGGATAACCTCGTGGAGCAGGTCCGGCCCATCGCGTCCGGCTATCCTTTCGGCAGCCTGAAGGAGGTCGGAGTAGTTCCGCTCGAGGTATCGGTCCAGCGTCACAACTTCCTGAGCTTGCGGTTGTAGACCTCGATGAGAGCCTCGAGTTCCTCGGACGAATACTTCCGGGTCTGGTTGGACATCTGCTCAATCTTCTCCGCGGTGCCCTCCCCAAAATCGGCATCGAGCCTGCGGGCAAACTTGAACTGCTCCCCGGAGCGGAAGCCGTTGCACCTTTTACACTGGGGAGCGACATTGACCAGACCCTCCTCGGGGTCGCACATCCACCGCGTCGAGAACTTCCCGCGGGATTGGAAGTGTCCGGCGTCTACCGTCTTCCAATGCGCTTGTCTTCCGCAGGTGTAGCACTCGACGTAGCCTCTATGGTCGGCGCAGCTCTGCCGCACCCATTGGGAGAAGA